CACAGCGGTCAGGCCCCCTCTCGAGGGGGCCTGATTGCGTTGGGGGGTCGTTCCGTCCGCAGTAGATCTGAGAGGCGGTGTCGAATGCGTCTGCAATGGCGTCCAGATCGTCAGGGAGCAGATGCTTGTAGCGGTCGAGGGTCAGCCCACCGCGGACTTGTGTCCCAGCAGCTTCTGGACGACCTTGATGTTGGCACCGGACTTAATGGTCAATGAGGCGTACGTGTGGCGTAGATCGTGCAACCGGACACCCTCGCACCCGTCGACCGCCGCTGGCAGGGCTCATTCCGGGCCATGGGGTGTCGGCCTGATGCCAGCGAATTTGGTTGCGCGAAACTTAGATCTGGGAACATGGATTCCCGCTACCGAGTCCGTCACGTCTTGCTAGCTTCCCCTGTCATGGATGCAGGGGATTGGATCAATCTGGCTGGGGTGGTGGTGTCCGCTTCCGCGGCGATCTGGGCAGCCGTGTCAGCGTCAAAGTCCAAGACAGCGCAAGATGAAGCGACCAAGCAAGCCGGTATCGCGACACAGGCGGCGGTGGACGCCGCAGGTGCAGAGGAGCGCTCAGCCGACGCGGCGGAACGGTCGGCTAATGCACTGGAGGAACAGAACCAGATGGCGGCAGAGCAGGCTGCCATCGCAGAGGGCGTGCCGTGGAGTATCCGCTACAGATCTGGAAGCACCTTCGAGTTGTGGAATGACTCTGATACCCCCAAGTTTTCTGTTCGCCTTTCGGGCCCTGGTGTAAGGGGCGAGGTGACGGCGGAACGAATCGACGGGCGTTCCTGCGTCACCTTCATGAGCCTGGGTGTCTGGGCGAAAAACAGTGATCAGGTGGTTGTGAACTGGCATCGCCTGGCGAGCAGCGGAGATCTGGAACTTTCCTGGTCTGGAACGGTGCCTGCTAAGCAGTAGAACTGCACCTGCGAGATCATTCGTCGATTTTCTTGAATAACCCCGCGAGGCGTTCGTCAGTCTCTTTGAACCGTTTGGCCGCGTCACGCAGGGTGTCGGCAATCTGCTGGACCTGCTGGGGTCAGTGCGTGCAGCTCTTGGACACTCGTTGTCGATGACGCCCGCTGTGCGCGCTGGTGCCCTCGACCTGCCGCTTTCGTAGCTAACACGGTCTATGCGCGCTGGCAGCAGGTGAGGTAGTCTGCCGTCGGATATGGTTGCTGGCTACGCGAGGGGGGCCAAGGGTGTCTGATCCGTTGCAGGTGGTCCCTGAGCGGCTGCATTTGTCGGCGAACGCTGTGGACGTACATTTGGAGCAGCACCGGGCCGCCCATCGGGCAGCGGATTCGAAGATTGCGGGTGCGGCCTCGGGCCTGGTGGGTGTTGCCGCGTCTGCGTTATCGGCCAAATCTACTGATTTGCAAGCTAAGTCGCTGCATGTCAGTAACGAACTAACGCATTTTCGGGATGCTTTCGATAAGTGCGGGTATGCGTTCGCTGCGACCGATGAGGAATCGAAGGTCAGGATCTTCAACACCCGCGCCTATCAAGGGGCGTGAGCGGTGTCGTTGTCGGTTGCTGAACTCAAGAAGGTCAGCGTCGCCTCGATCCGTGACATATCCGCAGGTCTGCGCGCTAAAGCAACCTCGCTGCGTGCCACCCAAGCCGGGGTAACGGACCTGCCGCATAAGGGCACCTGGACGGGTGTGGCCGCCGATAGCGCCGACCACGAAATCGGGCACTTCGCCAAAGGGGTAGGCAACGATGCGGACGCCTACGAGGACGCCGCCAGGAAAGTTGATCGGGCGGGCGATGAGTTCGAAGGCCTCAAGCAGCTGCTATCCAAGTTGGAGAACGAAGCAGCGGGCAAGTTCTCGATCAACGAGGCGACAGGGGAAATCACCCCGCTGACGAAGGATTTCAACACCTCCGACCGGGATTACATCGCCAACACGATTAAACAGCTCTGTGCTGCCGGTGGGCAGGCTAATGATGATCTGGCTGCCGGGATTCACGCCACCGACGCATCCGGTGCAACGAGTCCCGCTGGTGTTGGTGGTGGGCCGCTGGCGCTTACGCCGAACTCAAGTGTCAAGCCCGATGGGGTTGTGGGTGGGATGCAGAACCTTGTCGCACCTAACCCCGAGGGTGATCCAGGGGCGACGAAAGCCGCTGCTGCTACCGCGGGCGGTACCGACACGATCAATTACAAAGAGCTGTACCCGAAAACCACGGTGGACGGGCACCAGCTGGGCAGCGTCGGGGCGGTGCCGGGTGTGGGCAATATCGACAAAACCAAACCAGCCAAGCTCGCCCCGACGTTGGCTGATCGTGATGTTCCGGCGTTCAAAGACCTCACCCGCCAAAACCTGATCAGCGCCAAGGTTCCTGCCGATCAGATCGAACAACGCGTCAACGACGCGGTGAAGGCCGCACAAGCCCCACGTTTCCTGCCCGACGCCGAGTCGATGCGCACCCCTGGACAGGTGCCGCTCCACAACTCGGCCGGTGATCAGTTCAACGACATCGTGGGCCGCGCCAACGATGAGGCCACCAAAACCATTGACGGCCAGATCGAGCAGGCCAAAATCCTTACCGGACAAGCCGGTCCGGGCGCACCGGGTGTGGCCGAAGCATGGAAAAACGTCGGCCTGGGCGCAGCCCAACAGGTTCACGAGCTGACGTCTGATCCGTTGGCCGCACCCAAGATGGGCATTGAACAAGCCAAGGAGTTCTATAACCATCCCGGCGAGTTCATCGGCAAAAACCTCATCCACGGCACCGAAGCCCTCGCCGGCGGAGCGGTCGGCGGAGAAGCCGCAGCCGGAGGACGCGGACTACTCGGAGACCTCACCGGCACCGAAGGGCGCGCACTCACCCACGGACTCGACGACGCCACTCCGGGTCATCACCCCGCACCGGGCGGTGATCACCACGCGCCGGTAAGTAGCGACCATCTCGGCGGTACTGGTGGCGACCATTCCCCGACCGGTGATCACCACACCCCTCTGAGTGATGGTGGAGGGTGGGAGTCGCCTAGTAGCGGCGCTTCGTTGAGCCCTGAGCACAACGCTGCGGCTAACCAGTTCCTTGAGCAGGCGCGGCAGGCAGAGCCTCACATCACTCAATCGTTGCGAGACATCGTTGGTAACAACCCGGGCAGTGAACTTACCGGGTTGGACTATCGACTCAAGGCCGAAGATTCGTTCAAACAGAAGTTGTTTGGGTCGCTGCTCGAGGACCCTCGCATGAGCATCGACGGCCATCTCGCGGGCATGAAGGATTCTGTGCGGTACACCATGCAGTCGCCCGAGGGGCTTTACGCTGCAAACACGCAACGGGCGATTGATAACCTGATCGCGGATGGGTACGAGCCCGTGAAGTTCAAAAACTCTTGGGACCAGCCGGGGTACCAGGGAATTAACAGCTTCTGGCGCGACCCAGCCACTGGGCAGACCTTTGAAGTCCAATTCCACACGCCCTCAAGCTTCGATGCGAAGATGCAGACACACCCCCTGTACGAGCAGGAACGCCTTCCGGGTATCTCGCCACAGTTGGTCGCTGATCTACAGCAAGAGCAGAAGCAGATATTCGATTCAGTCCCACGGCCGGCGGGCAGCTCGGCAATCTCCCTTCCGTCGAACGGAGGAAACAAATGAGCGTCTCAGTCACCTACTACGCGCGCCTCGCTGGCGGGCATACCGCCGATGACCCATCTGGCATCGTAAGGCGGACACACACTGTGCCTCCGATAGACGAAGCATTCGGGCGGGATATGCAGTGGCACCCCAGCGAGTACCTTCGCCGGTACTACCTCGGGCATAACGACGTAGACCATGTCGAAATCGACGAAGAATCGGCAAAGTCGATCCTCGACCGGTGGTGTGCCGAGTGGACCGAAGAGGACCGGGCCAGCAGTGGCGGCTAGTTCCGGCATTGTTGGCCAGGCGCGGCGGCTCGCGGAACAGGCACATACTGGACAAACCGACAAAGCTGGCGAACCGTACATCGGACACGTCATCCGCGTCGCCGCGTCGGTGGTACCGCAAGAACCCATCTACATCGCCGCCGCGCTTTTGCACGATGTAGTCGAGGACTCGGAAGTGACACTCGATGACCTTGCAGTGCAAGGGTTTCCGATTGCGGTTGTTACCGCTGTCGGTTTGTTGACTCGCCAAAAGAATGTGCCCTCAGAGGAGTATTACCGGCTTATCAGGAATGATCCAATAGCGCTCGCGGTGAAACTCTCCGACATTGCGGACAATACAGACCCGGATCGGCTGGCGAGACTCGACACCCTGACCAGAGAGCGCCTCGTCACCAAATATCGCAATGCACTATTGCGACTCGGTCAGTAGGCGCGTATCAGTCAAGTGAGTTGCGTAGACCCAGGTTCGGCGTCGCGGGGCACACCACAGAAGGAATGAGCGTTAGCTGCAGCTCGGGATCAGTCGCTCAGAGGAACCGCCTTCACGTTTTTCTCAACTGCTCGCAAAACTCCAGACCAAGTCGACCAAGCAGGGTCGGTTGGGTAGTCATCAGGTTCTTCGAAATCGGGGACCGACTGCCTGACTTTCGCCAACAGAATTGCCTTGTTGTTGGCTTCGGCTTCAATCCAATCGAGAAGCGCTACCGCTGCATTCGTTACACCAGTTACGAGTCGGGCCATGCCGTCAGCATCGGTTGCTTCACCGAACCGATCCAATGCCTCGACCACCTCACGGAGGCCGTCAGCGGACGCGTACTGCTCGCCGCCCGCCTTGACCTCTCGGATGACTGAGATCCCGGCAAGGGTATTGGCCTGCTGCTCTCGGGTCCATCGGACTGCTTGCGTCATGGGAGCCACGGTATCGGCTTGAACTCTGCAGAGGTGCCGGAATGCCGAGAGCCGTTCCGCTCGCTGCAATGCAGTTGGATTCGTCCGCAGTGCGTCCGCAGTCCCACAGCGACCGACCTATAGTCGCCAACTTCGTCAACGGTGAATGCCCCGGTAGGGCTCGTCAGGCCAGCAGGGGCAACATTGCTCAATATCTACAAACACCAAGAGCGACAGACTGTAAATCCGTCGGCTTACGCCTACGCAGGTTCGAATCCTGCACCCGCCACAGCGGTCAGGCCCCCTCT